GCAGCTTCTGTAGGTGCACCTTTAGCACCTTTTTTTCTCATCTTCTCACCACGTTTTCTTTTCATAGCAATATTATACCATAAACCTTTTTTAGCTTTTTTACCTTCTTTAGTTGTATGATATTTAGAAGTTGATCCACCTTTTGAATTTAAAGTTCTTATTACTTTAGCAGGAAAGTCTTTATCCTTTGCATAATCACTTATAGTTTTAACGCCTTCTTTAGGATCAACTATAAATGTTTTTTTAGTTTCGCTAGGACCTTTTTTTACATATTCAAAATTTTTATAAAATTTAGACATTATGAATTTGCTCCTCTTGCTTTTTTGTTCATTCCTTTTTTACATATTCCACCGCCACGTAAATTTACTCTATAGGCTTTATCAGAAGTCATAGATTTTTTTTGCTTATCTTTTTTATACTTATCACTATCAAAAGCAGTTGCTTTAGATTGTATAGTAACAGTATTTTCAGAACCTACTTGACCGTACTTGTCTCCGCCCTTTTTAATACCCATTATGCTATTCCTATTGCCTTCATTCTTTTTGAAGGTTGTTTTTTAGCCATTGTTTTTTTCTTTTTGTTTTTTAACATAGCAAAATCTTTACCAGTGATTTTACCATCTCCATCAACATCAAGTTTTTTCTGACCACCTTTTAAAGTTGGTCCACCTAAATTATAATAGTTTCTCATTATTTTTTACTCCCATTAGTTTTAATTAAATCTGTTGCTTTGATTCCATAAATCGCTGCAACGACACTTACCCAAAGTGAAACTATCCACCAGGGCATTTCCTGAAGCTTTTGAAAATATAAATCTAGTTTAGCTTGTATCTCTTCGTCTTCAGCAAATACGGAATAAAATAAAATAGCCAGAGGGGATGTCAATACTAAAAGTACGAATTCGTCCTTCCAGTCTCCTTTTTGATTTTGAGCAATCTGTCCACTGTACTCAATCTCTCCTCGTTTCATCTTTTCAGCATGCACGATTCGTGCCTCTGACATTATAATTTCAGATTTTTTCTTATTCTTATAAATTTCAGCACCTGTTTTAAACGCCGTGCCTATAAGACTCCACGGAAACATGATGTTAGATCCACTTAGCTTTTTTAGATTTCTCTTTTAGCATTCTTTTAGTTCCTCTTACTTCAACTTCTTCAGGAACTGCGATTGCATTGTAAGCTCTGTTAGCAGATGTTCTTGATCTTGGGTCAATTTCAGTTTTCATTTCTGATTCTGAACTGATCTCTACTATTTTATCTAGTTTTTCCATTTTAACTCCTTGTTTTTGATTTTCCAGCCTCAGATAAAGCAATTGCGATCGCTTGTTTACGCGATTTTACTTTTTTCTTTGACTGACCAATAGGTAATTCACCTCTTTTGAATTCCCTCATGACCTTTTTAACCTTTTTTTCTGATTTTGTCATTTTTTTTCTCATGTTAGTCGTTGCCTCCACGCATTATCTTAACATTTGGCATCATACCGCCTTGATTTTTCATCATAGAGTCAACATTTGGAATAGTTTTACTTAGAATTGTCTTTTCGATAGATGTATCAGCTCTTAATTTTGCTAATTCTTCGTTCTGTTCAAGTTTTTCATCTTGATTTTGTTGATTCATCATCGCTTTCATTCGATCAAGGTCCATTCTGTCCTTAGACTCTTGTTCTTTTCTAGCATTTTCTTGTGCTCGAAGGTCTAATTCTCTTGCTCTTAACTTAGCAATTGGATCATTATCAAATTGTGAAGTAATTTGTTTCTCTTCCTTCATAAATTCTTCCATCATGTCTGCAATCAACTGAGCTTTTCTTGCTTCAACTTTTTGTTGCAACTGCATTAACTGCATTTGTATCTGTTGAGCCATCTGTGGATTCTGTTGCATCATCATTTGCATCTGTTGCATTTGTTGTAACTCTTGAGCAAACTCTAATTCAATTTGTTCTTGAGCCATCAAACTAATATGTTCAAAAATATTTTTCTCTAATGATGCCATGATCATTGGATTGTTTCTTGCCATATTCGTTGCCATAAAATTTAAATGCGCTGTAATATGTGATCGATGATCTTGTCCAGGGAAAGCTTGAAATTGTCTGCCACCTAAAGCATCAATATGTTCTAACGCTGGATCTTTTGGCATTGGTTGTTGTGGTTTGATTAACACTTGGTCAATATCTTTTACACCCAATGCTTCATACATATGTCTATATGCTTGATACATGTTATGCATTTGCGGATTTGAGGTTGCCAGTTGGAGTTCTGTCTGCGCAAGTGAGATACGCTGTGTCTGTGAAAAAATGTTAGGGTCAGCAACTGGCAATATATCTACACGATCATCAAAGTCTGCTTGTTTAATCATTCTTTGACCCCCAACTACATCATAAGGATATTCCTGTGGTAGATATAACTTGAATACTCTAGCTAAAATTTTAAATTCATTTTTAAGAGCTGAGTAAATTCTTTTGTGAATCGCAGACATAGTTCTGCTGCCTCTTTCTAAAAGAGCAACTGTTGTTCCTACTGCTGCTTGTTGATTACCATCACCAACTTGCATATCTGCAATTGATGCAAATCGTTGACCTGCTTGAACAACAATACCCATTAATGAAAGTAATGTTTGACTTGGTTCTTTAAACGGAAGCATCATAAATGAATCTCTTAAATTACCACCAGGAGCATCTACATCTCTGAACTCTCCAGGTTGAATAGACTGTGCATCATCTCTAATTCTAATACCACGCATTTTAAATCCAGCAGGTAAATTAGATAGGGTTCCAGCATCTAGTAATTGTCTTAATGCAGAAGTTGCAGTTCTACTTAATCCACCAATCATGTGAATCAAACCAAAACCATAAAAACCTAAACCAGGTAAGAATTTGAAATGTACAAAGTATTGTATTTTATTTTTCTTTGGATCTCCTATTTCATAGTTTCTTTTAATAGAAAGAATCTCACGTGATCCTTCTTCTAAAGTTACAATGTAAGGAAGTTTAATCCCGGACGGCTCACCAGTTTCAGGATCTGCATCTTCAAATCCTTCAATATCTAAATTGACGTGACATTCTAAAAGAGTGTACATGTCTTCGTTTCGACTTTTAGACATACCTTCTAATTCTCTTTCTTTTTTCTCAACGTCTGTTTCTTTGTCTTCAGGTTTTGCTAAATCAACATCTCTATAGAAACCTGCGACTTGTTGTTTTCTTAATTCGTTTTCAGAAATTTTTACACGATGAATAATTGCTTCCGCATCATCTAATGAGGTAGCTGTGTACGGAACAATTAAATCATCTGCAGGAACGAACTTAGATACCGCTCGTCCTTCCACTTCATCGTAGTATACTTTTTTAAAAGTAGAACCAGATAAAGGTAAATGGAATAACATAGAATCAAATTCTGGTTCATACTCTTTCATCTGATCCATAATTTGATAATTCATAAAATCTTTTACACGACTTGCTTGTTGTGTTTTTTCTGCAGTTGGAATTCCAAGAACTTGTGTTCGAACAGGTCCATCTGCTGGTAATAATTCTTTATAGGCTAATGCTTGAAACTGAGTAACTGCTTCTGCTAAAACTGGATGCGTTGCACCGGATGCACCTTGAAACGGTTCTGTTCTTTGATCGTATTTGAAACCTAATAAATCTAAACCTTGAGTATAAGTTTTCTCCCAATCTTTTCTTGAAGATACATAGTCTTGATATTTAGAATTTAAGTCAGAAGCCATTCGACCTAAAACATCATCTGGTAAAAATTCTGCTAAGTTAGCATAATGCTCATCACCACCTTCAGGAGATGCTGCACCTGGATCTAAATTAATATCAACGGAACCATCTTCATTCTCTTGAATCTCTACGGGTCCAGGGGATTCTTGTTCTTCAGTTACTTCTTCTACAAGTGTTTCTTTGATCTCCTCTTCTCCAGGAATTTCAAATTCTTTTCTAGGCTCGTTTGGAAGCGCTTTGTCTATGTTGTCTGCCATTTATTTTTTCTCCAGATTGTTTGAGGACTTTAACAGTATTATATTTAATATTCAAGCCCTGAGGCGTGGGTCCTGATTTAGGAGGCACAGTAGTGGTTAATCGTTTGATCATTACTTCTTGCCCTTTTTAATACTATCTTCTATTTGCTCTACTATTAATTGTTCTAATTCTTCTTTTGAATAAGTTCCTTCATCTATAGTTTCTGGTTCAATGCCTTCTCGAACATCTTTCATTTCACCATATTGATCTGAATAACTTGTATTTTCCTCATACACCTCTTCATATTCATCAGGAATTTTTTCACCCTTTTTATTAAATTTAGGCATTTTTGGATTATACGACATATATTCTTCAGACACTAGTCCATCTCCATAGTCTGTTGCCATCCATTTTTGTTTTTGAATTTCTACTTGTCCATCTGGACTTTCAAACATTCTATAGTCTCCATAGTCATATACATTTGAAAATCGATCTTGTTCAGAACGTAATAATTTTTTTGGATCTACTATTTTTCCAAGCGCTCTGATTTTATTTACTAAACCTATAAAATGTGCAGGAGCATTTTTAAAAGTCTCGACTACAGCAGGTGCAGCTTTTTCTGCAACTTGTGCCACATCAAAAAATCTTCCAACAATAGGTAGTGATGCAAGGCCACCCATAATCTTCATAAATTTTCTTTTACCAGGATCCTCAGGTCCGTCTGCAAAACCTACACGGCCACCTACTGCAAAATTTTCAGGAATATATTTTTTTGCAAAAGTCATAAAATTCATCTTGCCACCCTGCTTTAAATAATCTTGGTAAAAAGAAATTAATTCATCTATTTTATCGTCAACAGTTACAACTGGAACTTCTGTACCATCTCCGAAACTCATACGGCCACCATACATTGCACCTTCTCTCCCCATCTCTTCTATTCTAGAAATTTCTTGTGCAGTCATTTCATCATCAACTCTTGATCTTCTAAATTTTTCATAAGCTTCTGGATCTTCTTCTTTTAGTTTTTGTAAATCTTGATACTGTTTATAAAAATCATAAGCTTGTCCTACTCCAGCAATTCCTAATCCTACTGGAGTAAATAACCTTGCTCCTTTAAAATAAGGATTTAAGGCAAATCTACCTAATTTAGATAAAAATCCTTTAGCACCTGTAGCTGCAGATCCTGTAACTTTTTGTGCAATATCTGGAAGCAATAAACTTAGTCCAGCCATTCTAACATCTGGATCTTCTTGAACTTTATAATTTCTTGGATCAATGATTCCATATTCAGTTTTAGGATCATAATCTAAAATTTCAGAAGCACCGTATAATGAAGAAGCAAGAGGAGAACCCATTGTTCTTAAACCTACACTTCCTAAATTTTTTAATATCTTTAAAAGTTGTGGTCCGTATTTAGCTGTAGCAACCCCTGCTAATGCAGCTTCAGGTGGAAGTCTTAAATTTGTTTCTTCTTCTTTTTTATTTAATACAGATGGAGGAGCTGAAGGATATGTGTCAGAAGGTAATTGAGGTACTTGTTCATCTGCTAATGAAAAAGTAGTTCCAGCTAATGATGTTATAAGTGCTGCAGTCCCTATTTTACCAGCTTTACCTGTTTTATTTATTATTTCACCAGTTTTACCTACTACCTTACCTGCTTGATTAATTAATTTATTAAAATTATTTTTAACAGTATTTCTAAAAGCTTCATTAGTCTGTAATTTATTTCTAATATCTAATAATGATTCTGTATCTTCTGGTACTTCAAATGAATATCCATATTTTTCATAATGTGCGTCAAACAAATCTTTAAACTGATTATATACTTTTTTATTTTTTACAGTTTTACTAGGTGGTTCAAAAGATAATTTAAAAGCTTTTACTTTTTTTGCAGGATTACCTATGTTAGATTCTTTTACAAACGAAGATATTTTATCATTATAATCTTTTTGTAATTTTAATTTTTTTTCATTAAACAAAGGATCTTTTGGATCTAATTCTTTTAATGCTCTTTCCAGAAAACCTTTTGTTCTATCTATTGTTCCACCTTTTTTAATTACATTAAAATCGGAACTTGTTACTTGTCCAAAAATAGGGTAAGGACTAAAACCACCTCGCATACTACTTGTTAAACCAGATATTTCATCTACAGATAATATTCCTTTTGATTTTAAATCTGGTATTATCTTATATATTTCTTTTAAAATATCTGATCTGATTTTAGATAATTTGTCATCAATTCCCATTCCTTTTGTAAAGCGATTTTCTAATATAATTCTTGCTCGCTTACCTTTCGAACCACCGAAAGGACTATCTGGATTTACTAAACTTGTATTTTCTAAATAAGTTTTTGCAACATTAGCATATTTAGTATTTGCTAATTGTTCTGCAAGATCTAATAGTCTTGTTTCAGAAAGAACTGGATCTAATTTAGTATTTCTAGTTATGTCTGTTATTGTTGGAAATTTACCCGCTTCTAATTTTTCAATAACTTTTTTATCTTTTAAAATTTTAAAAACATCTGTATCAACATTTGATATTTTAGTTCCTTTTGGAAGAGCTCCATATTTTGCTTCATAGATATCAATAACCCTAGCTTGTTCATTTAAAGCAGTTCTAAGATATTTAGCTGTAGGTTCTTTACCATATTGTTTTACAAAATCTTTTCTAAAATCATCTATTCTTTTTAATCTTGCTGGATCGTCGCTTGGTAGTTTATTTTTTCCAATAGGAGCCTTAAAATATTTTTCTTTGTTTTTTAAAAAATTTTCAGCTTCTTCTTTTGTATTAAAATAAACCTGTTCTTTACCAAACTTTACAGCTCCAGGGATTTCATCTGCTTCACTTACATTTGTAGCTCTAACACCAAATAGTCCTTCCCTATCTGTGCCTACTTTTCCCATTCTAATTTTTGCAAATCCTTCTCGTGTACCCAGATCTTCACCTTCTATAGCACCACCACCTATTGCAAGATTTGCTCGACCTCCATCAGCTGCAGTTTCTCTAGGGTTTCTATCTTCAAAATCTTTAAATGGATTTTGTACTGGTGGTAGTTCGTCTAGTGTTTTAATTACACCAGGTCCTAATTTTTCGTTAAGTTCTTTTTTTAAAGCATCTGTTTCTGCACTAGCAAATTGTTCTTTTGGTTGCTCAGGTCTAGTAAGATAGGCCATCATTTGTTTGTAATCACCTATCTTCATTACATCCCCATCAAATAATTTAGTCCGCCTTTAGCATTATCTTTTCTACCTTTAAACATTGTTTGTTTAATTATGTCTACAGCTTCTTCTGGAGATTTACCTCGTCTATGTAATTCCATTAATTGATCTAATGTTGAAAGCACTTGTGCTTTATTTTTTGGATCTGGATCATCCACTATTGCTGTTAATATATCATCATCAAGACCTGGATACTTCATTTTTAATTCAAAACGTTCTGCAGCTTTAGGTGTTAATTTTGCCATTTCATCTAATTCTTTTTTCATATCTGGA